CTCTGCTGACGCAACTGCTGCTGGTCCTGTTGCAGGTTTCGACCCAGTACTTATCAGTTTAATTCGTCGTTCAATGCCTAACTTGGTGGCATACGATTTAGCTGGTGTACAACCAATGAATGGTCCTACTGGACTTATCTTCGCAATGAGATCCAGATTTAACACTCAGTCTGGTACTGAAGCACTATTCAACGAACCAGATTCAGCATTCTCTGGACAGGATGATGGATTTGATGTTACATCTGGCTTTACTGCTACAGGTGCATCTAACGTTGGTTTAGGTACAACTGCACAGTCAGGTTCAAATCCAGGATTACTTTCAGGTTCTGCTGCTCAAACAAACGCTACTGACTATAACGTCGGTCAGGGTATGGCAACAGGAGATGCTGAAGATCTAGGTACAACTGGTGATAACTTCAACGAAATGGCATTCTCAATCGAGAAAGTGACCGTTACAGCGAAGTCAAGAGCTCTAAAAGCAGAGTACAGTTTAGAACTAGCACACGACCTTAAGGCAATCCACGGATTGAACGCTGAGGCTGAGTTAGCAAACATTCTATCAACTGAGATTCTTGCTGAAATCAACAGAGAAGTCATCAGAACAATCTACAACGTAGCGAAGCCTGGTGCTCAAGCAAACGTTGCTTCTGGTGGAACATTCGACTTAGACACAGACTCCAACGGAAGATGGTCAGTTGAGAAGTTCAAGGGTCTTATATTCCAGATGGAAAGAGATGCCAACGCAATCGCACAGGAAACTCGTAGAGGAAAGGGTAACATGATCCTTTGTTCTGCTGATGTTGCTTCTGCATTAACAATGGCTGGTGTACTAGATTACACTCCTGCTCTTAACGCTAACCTTAACGTAGACGACACAGGCAATACATTTGCTGGTGTGTTACAAGGTAAGTACAGAGTGTACATTGACCCATTTGCTGCTAACGTATCTGATACTCAGTACTATGTTATCGGTTACAAGGGTTCATCTCCTTATGACGCTGGATTATTCTACTGCCCATACGTTCCTCTACAAATGGTTAGAGCCGTTGGTCAGGACACCTTCCAACCAAAAATCGGGTTTAAGACTCGTTATGGTATGGTTGAGAACCCATTCTCACAAGGTACAACTCAGGGACTTGGAACACTCACACGTAACACAAACCGTTACTACAGAAGAGTTAAGGTTACTAACCTTATGTAATAAATATCTCGTTCGAGATAACAGAGACTCCTTCGGGGGTCTCTTTTTTTGTCAATGTTTTGAAACCTAAATAATGTTACAGGAGGTAAAGACAAATGTTACACTTATTAGGTAGAGGAATAATGCCAGAATGGAATGATGAGAAGCACGACAGAGATGAGGTCTTTGCTTTTCTGTGTTACCGTGGAACTCACTATGCAAAAACGGTTTATATAGATTTCTCAATGGAGGGTCCTTCTTGGTTTCTAAATAATCCTAGAAAAGATGATCCTAAAATTAACACCTAACACACATCCAATACTACACGAAAGAGTTAAACCTTGTAGTAAGAATTTAGATCGTCGTGAAATATCTCGTATTCTAAAGGAGAATATGTTTCATTACGAAGGGATTGGACTGTCTGCAAATCAAATTGGTATTAGTGAAAGAGTTTTTATTATGATGTTAAATATAGAAACTGAAGAAACTATTACTTGTTTCAATCCTCGTATCATAAAAAGATATGATGATAATGTTTGGTGTGAAGAAGGATGTTTATCTTTTCCAGATGAGATTATAAACGTTGAGCGACCAGACAGAATCATTGTAAAATATGAAGATGAAGATAGGAAAGATCATAAAATAAAACTTAGTGGAATGGCAGCAAGAGTTTTTTTACACGAGTTTGACCATTTAGAGGGAATTGTTTTTACTGAAAGACAATAAATAATCAAAAAGATAATGACCAGTTCGCCATTTGCAAAGCAAGTAACAAATAGAAATTTTCTCTCTGGAGTAGCGTTCAAATTTAATTTGACAAAGTTTCCAAAGGTTGACTTTTTCTCAAATTCTGCTAGAATACCAGAGTTGAACCTTGAACTTGCACAACAGTCATCATATCTAAAAAATATTTCTGTACCAGGTGAAAGACTAACATTCGGAGATTTTACTCTTCGTTTTTTAGTTGATGAGAATATGGAAAACTATCTTGCAGTTTATGGATGGTTAAAGGGATTAGGTTTTCCAGAATCTGGAAAACAATTTCAAGAAATAATTACTGATTCTGATGGTCAAAGAGATCCAAAAGTAGCATTTTGTGATGGAACTCTAAGTATTCAAAATAGTAATTATAGAGAGGTTGCTAAAGTAAAATTTAATGACCTATTTCCAATATCTCTTACTTCTTTAGAATTTGATGCAACAAATACTGATGTACAATTTTTCACAGCAGAAGCAACTTTCAAGTATACAATATACGACTTAGTAAGCAGCATTACATGAATCTTGAACAAATTCAGGAGATGTGGGAGAAAGACTCTAAAATCGATCCTGATAATTTACATGATGAATCATTAAAAATACCTCAACTTCACTCAAAGTATTACACACTATACAATACAATTACTTTGTTACGTGAAAGAGCCAGAGAACAATATGCAAAGGTAAGATTAGAAAGATATAATTATTATACTGGAAAAGCAACTGCAGAAGTTTATGCAGAAGAACCATTTCCATATAAAGTTAGGGAGAAAGATGCAATTCAAAGACATCTGGAAGCAGATGATAAGATGAATAAAATTGATATGAAAATCAAATACTATGATATAATGCTCAAGTTTTTAGAAGAAATAATCAGAAATATATCAGGACGGACTTATCAAATCAAAAATGCAATTGAGTGGAATAAATTCCAAGCAGGTTATAATTAATAAATAACTTAGTAGATTTACTAATACAATGAAGCCAACTCCAAGAGAAACAAAAAAGATTCACGAGAATTACGAGAAAGTAAAGCAACATCTTATTGATGAGAAGTATGCAATAGATGCTGATTCCGCAGATAAAATTATCTCAGGTATGAGTCAGGATTGGTTTGATACAATTGTAGGATAATGAAATCCTTTAAACAATTCCAAGAGGAAATGGATAAAGATATGGTGAATGTGATGGGAGGATTAGGTGCTGGTGCTGCTCTTGCAGCGAAAGCGATACACGGAATTCGTAAGAAAACGACATCAATGAATACTGCAAATAAAGAATTAAATAAGAAAGTCAGTAATACAAGAAGGGGTTCATAAAACACGTCTAAATAATTGATATTGATCGATGTTATGTCGCATTTGATAATATCAAAAAAGAATGAAGTGCATCTTCAGATTGAGTCTGATATGCATGTTTATTATGAGTTAGCAGACTATTTCACCTTTGAAGTACCAGGTGCAAAGTTTATGCCAACTTATAAGAATAAGTATTGGGACGGAAAGATAAGGTTATTTAATATTCAGAACAATCAGATATATGTTGGACTTTTAGATAAGATTGTACAGTTCTGTAAAGACCATGAATACACTTATGAATTTGTAGAAAGTAAGTTCTATGGTTTACCATTTGAAGTGAATGATGGTATCTCAGAAGAAGGTGTAAAGGACTACATGAATGCTGTAAGTAAATATAAACCTAGAGATTATCAGATACAGGGAGTACACGACGCTTTAAAATACAATCGTAGGTTATTGATATCTCCAACTGCTTCAGGAAAGTCGCTGATGATATACGGGATTGTGAGATATTACGTTGAAAAAAAATTAAGTATTCTGATAGTAGTTCCGACGACATCTTTAGTAGAACAGATGTATAAAGATTTTGAGGATTATGGTTGGGATGTTGGTTCATTCTGCCACAAAATATACGCTGGTAAGGAAAGAGAAACAGATTCTCAGGTAATTATTACAACTTGGCAATCAATCTATAAACTTCCTCGCAAATACTTCAATCGTTTTGGATGTGTAATTGGAGATGAAGCACATCAATTTAAATCAAAGTCATTAATATCTATAATGTCAAAACTTGATAATGCAAAATATCGATTTGGTTTTACAGGAACTCTTGATGGAACACAAACACATAAATGGGTATTAGAAGGACTATTCGGACCATCATATAAAATTATTAAAACAGACGAGCTCATGAAGAAAGGTCATGTAGCGACGTTAGATATTAACGTGCTTCTATTGAAACACTCACCAAATAAATTTGAAACTTTTGAGGATGAAATACAGTATATTATTGGACATCAAAAGAGAAATAACTTTATTAAAAATCTTGCATTAGATTTGAAAGGCAACACATTAATACTATTTGCTAGAGTTGAAGGTCATGGTGAACCCCTCTACAACTTGATACTAAATAGTAATGCATTAGAACAACGTCAAGTATTTTTTGTACATGGTGGCGTTGCAACTGAAGACCGTGAAGAAGTTCGATCAATCACAGAAACACAAAACAACGCAATCATCATTGCCTCTTACGGCACCTTCTCAACTGGAATTAACATTAAAAACCTTCATAATGTCATCTTTGCTTCCCCATCAAAATCTCGAATACGAAACTTACAGTCAATAGGTCGAGTACTTCGTAAAGGAAGCAATAAAACAAAAGCAACTCTCTATGATATCGCTGATGATATCAGTTATAAATCAAGAAGAAACTATACTTTAAATCATTTAATTGAAAGGATTAAGGTTTATAACGAAGAAAATTTTAATTATGATATAGTCAAAATACCTTTGAAAAACTAATGGGAGAAGAATTTCACGCAGTTCTAAAACTTAT